GTCCGAACCATCGGCTGCAGCAAGCAAAATCGCTAATTTTGGTAAATTTGGCGATGACGATGTTTTAGGCGTATTTTTGGCTGGCTCGCCTAAGTCTGTGGACTTTAGCCACCATATGGCACAAGGTCTTGTACGCCAATTAGATACGCTGCGCCCGTCAAAAGATGCCATTCGTGAATTTGATAGCGCCATAAAAAATTATGTAGTAATGAAACCAACACCAGAAGGTACAAAAGTACCAACGCAACCGTTTAAGAAATTTGCCGGCATTACCTCGCCCAATATTGAAGAAATGATGATTTCTAAGACCAGTAAGGACTTTACGCCTGGGCAGCTGCGTACAGCAATATCAGATGAAATGTCTAAATATAAATTCCAAAAACTTGGCTTTCCTAATTACGAAGATTTATCTAAGGTAATGTTAGAGCCAGGCTTAAAGAAGGGATATGTAGGACAGACTGTTTTTGAGGCTATACCTGGCCGTGGCATCCAAACCCCATCGTATTACCATCAATCTTACTCTGCTGGTATACCTGGGCGTTATGTTGGTGGCCTGCAAAATAGGCAGACAGGAGACTTAGGGGTTCCAGCAGAGATGCTATTCCCTAAACTGTTTGCAGAAAAGAGGGCTAAAGGCGCAACCGATGAAAATATATTAGGTTCTATGCGACTGTCTCACCAAGGGGAAAGGTTTACTGCAGAGTCTCTGGACCCTCTGATGCAGTTTCTTGGGTATTAAGTTGAGCGTAGACAAACCTCAGTTCTTGGCACAGTTCGGTCACGATTGAGGATATGGCGTTAAACCGCTCCTCATTGGTCATAGCGAGATACTCTGGTGCGTTGCGTATATAAGCGTCACCAGTTTCTACATTAACGCCACAGTAAAAGACTATTTTTTTCATAATTCTTTCTCTTTCAGTAACTTTTCTACATACTCAAACTCTTGCTTGTATTTTTGCTTTAAAACCTGTATCTCAGATTCTTGGTAGCGCAGCATTGCAGCCACATCCTTAAACAACTGGCCAAACTTATCCAGATCATCCGCCATCTCATTTGCGCTCATCTTGGCCCTTTCTCAAAGCTATATGTTTTTGTAGGATATGCCAAAACTCCGATTTGATTATTTCCATAACCCCTCCATTAGAGTAAACAGTTTACACCATAAGATTAACACAAACAACAAGAAACGATTTATTATTATGTAACTGGAACTTATTGATTGAGTTAATCACTATGGCCGCACCGATAGGAAATTCTAATGCCGTAAAGGGCAAGATGTTTTATGACAAGCTCCGAAAGGTGCTGACTCAAGAACCTCAAAAGCTGGAAAACATTGTTAAGCAGTTGATCACACAAGCTGAACAAGGCGAGGCCTGGGCGGTAAAAGAGGTCATTGACCGGTTGGATGGTAAGGCCGTGCAGATTAACCAGATGGAAAACGCCGATGGAACCCCGCTTTTGTCTGGCATTCAGGTCATGTTTGTAAAACCCCAAGATGCTTGAGACCTTAGATAAAGCAGTAGCTAACGCAGAGTTCCCCGTAAAACTGGCTTTTTTGTTTGAGCCAAAACGATACAAGATTCTTTATGGTGGGCGCGGTGGCGCTAAATCTTGGGGAGTTGCCAGAGCGTTACTGATTAAGGCAGCAAAAGACCCAATTCGCATCCTTTGCGCCCGTGAGTTTCAGGTCTCTATCAAAGATTCTGTACACAAATTATTGACAGACCAGATTGACAGTCTAGGATTAGAGTCGTTTTACGAGGTAACCCAGACCAGCATTCGGGGTAAGAATGGCTCTGAGTTCTTCTTTATTGGCCTTAAAAACAATATTACCAATGTCAAATCCTTTGAGGGCGTTGATATTTGTTGGGTTGAGGAGGCGCAGACTGTTTCTAAAACAAGCTGGAATGTCCTTATCCCGACCATTCGTAAGGACAACTCCGAAATATGGATTACCTTTAACCCTGAACTTGAGACCGATGACACCTACCAGCGGTTCGTTATCTCGCCGCCTACCAATGCGGTGGTGCAAAAGATTACCTGGCGCGATAACCCTTGGTTCCCACAGACCTTACGGGAGGAGAAAGATAACCTCCATATGCGGGACATTGAGGCCTACAACACAGTCTGGGAGGGCATCTGCCGTAAGACCGTGGATGGTGCGGTGTTTGCCAATGAGATTACCCTTGCGGACTTAGAGGGACGAATTACCAAAGTTCCTTACGAGCAAATGAAAGGCGTTCATGCCGTTTTTGACCTTGGCTGGGCGGACAATACGGCCATCTGGTTTGTGCAGTTCATTGGGTTTGAGATTAGATTGATCCGATACATTGAGGACAGTCAAAAGACCATGTCTTATTACATGGCCGAGATGCAGAAGTTTGGCTATCACTATGACACCATTTGGCTGCCACATGATGCTGAGAACTCAACTCTGGCAGCTGCTGGGCGCTCGATTGCCGATATAGTTCGGGCAGCAGGTTACAAGGTGCAGATTGTGCCAAGAACCCCAACTGCGGACTCTATCAATGCAGCCAGAACAATATTCAACAAGTGTTATTTTGATAGAGAAAATTGCCATCAAGGATTACAATGTTTAAGACATTACCGATATGATGTGGACCCAGATACCAAGCAATTTAGTAAAACGCCTTTGCATGACATATTTTCCCACGGTGCGGACGCGTTTAAATATCTAGGTTTAGTGGTGAATGAGCCCCGCAAATCGGTAATAAAACGAGCCGCGTATCAACCGGCTGGATCATGGATGGGATGACTATGGCAAACGACCAGCGTATACAAGACGCACAGAAATTCTTGAGATTCGCCAATGATGCGGACTCTTACAACCGCCAGGATGCTCTGGATGACCTTAAATTCTCCTCTGGGGATCAATGGCCAGTAGAGGTACAAAACTCTCGAAACCTTGAGGCAAGACCTTGCTTAACGATTAACAAACTGGACGGCTTTATCCGCCAGGTCTGTAACCAGCAGCGCCAAGCCAGACCCCGAATGAAAGCGCACTCGATGAACTCGGCTGCCAATGCTAAGGTTGCGGACATTCTGACAGGAATTTTTAAGCATATTGAGGTCAACTCAGACGCAGACACCGCTTACGATACGGCCTTTGAGTTTGCCGTGCGCATGGGTTGGGGTTACTGGCGAGTCCTTACCGACTACACGCGGGCAGACTCGTTTGACCAAGAAATCTACATCAAGCCCATTGCCAACCCTTTTACCGTGTATTTTGACCCTAACAGTCAGATGCCAGACGGCTCAGATGCCGAATGCTGCCTAATTACTGAGGTAATGAGCAAGAAGGAATTTAAGGCCCAATACCCTAACGCAGACGATGGCGGTAACTTTGATATGCGTGGTACTGGCGATGCGGATGCCGATTGGATTATGAAAGATGACATTCGCATAGCTGAATGGTGGTATACCGAGCGCAAAAAGACCAAATTGCTCATGCTTTCAGACGGTACGCAAGTCTACAAAGAGGACGCGCCTAGCGATGAAATGATGATGGCAGCCGGTATTGAGGTGGTTGCCGAGCGTGAAACCATGCGCAAAACCATTAAATGGGCCAAGCTGACAGGCTTACAAATCCTTGAGGAATCTACTTGGATTGGTAAGTACATTCCTATTATTCCGGTCTATGGCCAGCAATTAGTGGTGGACGATAAGCGCAAGAAGTACGGCATTGTGCGCATGGCTAAAGACCCGCAGCGGATGTACAACTATTGGCGTACCGCTCTGACCGAGTCGGTGGCTCTCGCGCCCAAGGCTAAATGGCTATTGGCAGAGGGTCAGGACGAAGGCCATGAGAATGAATGGAACCTGGCCAACATCAAGGCCACGCCCGTATTGCGTTACAAGCAAAAAGACATTGAGGGACAACCCGCGCCCCAGCCAACAAGACTGCAACCAGAGCCACCAGCTGCCGGAATCGTTGAGGCTACAAGCGCTATCAACAATGACCTACAAACCGTAGTTGGGATATTTGACCCAAATATGATGGCTCAGGGCAATATGTCTGGCAAGGCTATTCGCGGCCAGCAGATGCAGATTGATATGTCGAATTTCCATTATTACGACAATCTGACCCGTTCCCTCAAGCAAACTGGGCGCGTAATCTTAGATTTAATCCCCAAGATTTACGACAAAGAGCGTGTCATGCGGATTATTGGCTACGATAACCAGCCCGAAATGGTAACGATTAACCAGCGCGCCGTGGACGAAAGCGGTACAGAAAAGATACTTAACGATGTAACCGTGGGCGAATACGATGTTTACATGGATACTGGCCCAGGCTACCAAAGCAAGCGCCAGGAAGCAGTCGAGTCTATGGTTCCGCTCTTACAAGCTAACCCTGAACTATTCCAAGCTGCGGGTGACCTCGTGTTCCGCAACATGGACTTCCCAGGCGCAGATGTGATTGCTGACCGCCTAGCCGCGATGAACCCATTGGCTAAGATTGACGAGAAATCCGATATTCCACCGCAGGTTCAGATGCAACTCATGGCAAGCCAAAAGATGGTTGCCGACTTGCAGCAACAGATTGCAGCCCTAACCTTGAACTTGCAGCACCAGACCGATGTGCAGCGCATGAAAGAAGAAGGCCAGATCAAGCGCAAACTTATGGATGTTACCTCTAGGGCGTACAACACCGAGACCATTAACGAGGCTAAAGTTAACCAGACAAATATGAAGTCAATTACCGACCAGAATCGGACTGAGTTAGACGCTATTACCAAACTGTTACTAAAGGGCATGGATTCACGGGTATTGCAGCAAGAAATGTCCCGCAGGGACGCAGAACAAGGCCAAGTTGCCTCGTTTGCTGAAAGTGAAGTCAATATGAATGAGTCACCATTCTTGCGTGAAGAAATGGCAATGGCCCAGCAACCGATGATGAACCCTGGAATAGATGATCAGTTGGCGGCGCAGTTCGCAGCACAAGAAATGCAACCGTTAGAACAACCTGCAATGCCTGGAGTACCAATGGGACCTCGTTGACAACTATCGAAAAACAGTTTCTAATAGATTTAACCTACCGATGGGTTCATCGGGTTTATTCTTGGAGTTAATCCATGTCCGATGCAGAAGTAGTACAGGAACCAGCAAGGAAACAAGCTGCGAACCTGGTAACAAATGAGAATTTAGCTGAGTTTAATGCACAAAAACTTGGTTTAGCCACTCAGGAAACTCCAACTGAGGCCGCAGAAGCGGAGCCGGTTGTTGAGCAAGAGCGGAGTGAACCAGAGGCAGAAACAGAGGCTGCTGCAGGTGAAAAGAAGCACAACCCGAAACTTGAAAAGCGGTTTTCGGAACTGACCAAGCAGCGCGAAGCGGCCCGCCAAGAAGCGGATCGTGAGCGTACGGCTCGTGAGGCTCTTGAGGCGCGATTGAGGGACATGGAAGCTAAGGTTAATCCGCCGAAATCGGAAGAACCAGACCCTAAACCAGACCCATCGCAATTTAATGATGCTCTAGAGTATGCTGAGGCTCTGGCCGAGTGGACTACTGATCGAAAGATGCGGGAGCGGGATCAAGCAGAACTTGCTCGTAAAGCCGAAGAAGAACAGTCGCGTATGCGGCAGAAGTTCCAAGAGCGGTTAGACAATGCAAAGCAAGATTTGCCGGATTATGAGGAAATGATTGCGTCAAGCGATGTCTCGGTGTCACAACCGGTCACCGATGCAATTATTGAAAGTGATGTAGGCCCACAAATCCTATATTACTTAGCCGAAAATCCAGAGTTCGCTCGTGAATTGGCGGATAAATCCATCACTTCACAACTCCGTGCCATCGGGCGTTTAGAGGCTAAATTTGAGAAATCAGAGCCAGCTAAACCGAGCGTAAAAGAACCTGTTGCGAAGAAGTCAAATGCTCCGGCACCGATTAACCCATTGAAAGCCGGTGGTAATCCTAGCGATATTGCTTTGGATTCCGACCGTAAGTTTCATGGTACCTACCAGCAATGGAAAGCTGCAAGGGCCTCTGGGAAGATTAGATGACGGATAACTTTAAAATTAATTTGGAGAATTATCATGGCAAATAACTTGCTAACCATCTCCATGATCACCAACGAGGCGTTGATGGTCTTGGAAAACAGTTTGACCTTTACTGGTCGTGTAGACCGTAACTATGATGACCAGTTTGCGGTTATCGGTGCAAAGATTGGTAACACAGTCAATGTACGCCGTCCTGGCCGTTTCATTGGTACCACCGGACCGGCTTTAAATGTCGAGGACTTCAACGAGACCTCATCCCCTGTAACCCTCAGCACTCAATTCCATGTGGATACGCAGTTCACAACACAAGATTTGACCTTATCGTTAGATATGTTCTCTGACCGTGTTTTGAAGCCAGCTATTGCTGCAATTGCCAACAAAATCGACTTTGACGGCACCACAATGGCAGTAGATAACACCGCTAATACCGTTGGTACGGCTGGTGTAGTTCCATCTGACATCGCAACATTCCTAACCGCCCAGGCTTATTTGGACGGCGAGGGTGCGCCCCGTGATGGCAAGCGTTCTTGCGTGGTTGATCCCTTTACCGGTGCCTCAATTGTTGGCTCCTTAAAAGGTCTCTTTAACCCACAAGGCACTATCTCTGGTCAGTATGAAAAGGGAATGATGGGTCGCGACACAATTGGTATGAACTGGTATATGGACCAAAACATTGTGTCCCATACTTATGGTTCTTACTCAACCGCCACATTGTCTACTAACACCAGCACATTTACTGGTTCGTTGACAACTGGCTGGGCTCAGACCTCGACTATTACCATTGCAGCTGCAACCGCTAACGCCAACTTGAAGCAAGGCGATACGATTCAGATTGCTGGCGTATTCGCAGTCAACCCACAGAACCGCCAACCCTACGGTGGTAATGTATTGCGTAACTTTGTAGTTACTGCCGATACAACCATCACTTCCGGCGGTACTGCATCTGTAACTGTTTCACCAGCAATTATTACTGCTGGCCAGTTCCAGAATGTGAGCGTATTGTCTACCTCGTCAACTGCGGTTGTTACACCATTCAATAAGACCGGTGTAGTTAGCCCACAGAACTTGGTATTCCATCGCAATGCGTATACCCTAGCTACTGCTGACCTCCAATTGCCAGACGGCGTACATTTTGCAGGCCGTGCAAGCGATAAGGACAATGGTTTGTCGATTCGTGTGGTGCGTCAATACACCATTAACAACGACTCCATCCCAACCCGTTTAGATGTTCTTTACGGCTGGGCTCCGCTTTACCCTGAACTCGCCTGCCGCGTGGCAGCTTAATTAGGAAAGGAACCTTATCATGTCAAATCCAGGACCAGCAAGTACCCAAACCTCTAACTACCTATTAAACGGTAGTGCATCCGATGGTGTTTTAATCGGCATCGCTGGAGGTGAAGTGGGTTTTTATGGCGAGACCCCCGTGGTTCAAGCCGGTGCTATTACCCCATTAGTGTCTACAACGGCATCAACAACCGATATGTGCGCACGAATCAATAGCATCATTACTGCATTGCAAAACATTGGCATCACCGCCTAAGATGTTTTGAAGTAATAGAAAAGCTGCCCCCAAAAGGGGTGGCTTTTTTCATTTAAAGGACTACATGAAACACATAATGTTAGCTATGCCCGCATATACTGGGGTGGTTCATATGGGGACGATGCGGTCCTTAATGACTGACTGTATTACTCTCATCAAAAGAGGGGATAGATTTACATTTGTTGACGATGTAGGAAACGCCCTGATAGCAGACTGTCGCGGTGTTATTACTACCAATTTTTACCATTCTGAGTGCGATGAACTGGTGTTTATTGACTCAGATGTGGCCTGGGAGGCCGGGGCATTGTGCCGGCTTATTGACCATCCTGTAGACATGGTGGCAGGCGCTTATCCAGCAAGGGTTGACCCGCTTAAATTTAGTGTTGGATGGATTGAAGACCGCAAATATTTGCAAGCAGACCCAAATACGGGTCTTTTAGAAGTTGACCGTGTGCCTACTGGATTTCTAAAAATTACCAAAAACTGTGTTGCAAAAAT